CCGAGGAAAAGAAATTCTCCCAGGCCGAAATCGACGCGATGATCAGCAAGCGCCTTGCTAGGGAGCAGCGCAAATGGGAACGTGAGCAGCAAGCTAGAACCACCCAACCCGTGGTTAGGACGGAAGTCCCGCCTATCGAGAATTTTGAGTCTGCTGATGCCTACGCGGAAGCGCTGGCTGTCAGAAAAGCCGAAGAAATGATCGCGCAGCGTGACTACCAGAAACAGCAGTCTGCGGTTAACGAGGCTTATCACGACCGTGAGGAAGAAGCCAGGGCCAAGTATGACGACTTTGAACAAGTCGCCTACAACCCACAGCTTCGAGTTACTGACGCGATGGCCGAGACAATCAAGGCATCTGATGTGGGGCCGGACTTAGCCTATTGGCTGGGCAGCAACCCGAAAGAAGCTGATCGCATTTCCCGCTTGTCACCTCTCATGCAGGCCCGAGAGATTGGACGGATTGAGGCCAAGATTGGCTCCAGCCCTTCCGTGAAACCAACTACGTCTGCGCCTGCGCCGATCACACCTGTGACAGCACGGACCAGCGGCAACCCGTCTTACGACACGACTGACCCTCGCTCTGTGAAGGCCATGAGTACATCGGAATGGATTGAAGCTGAACGTGCTAGGCAGATGAAGAAGTTGCAAGCACAACTTAACCGCTAAATTTTTAAAGGACTCGCATCATGGCGAATAGCATTCTTACCATTGACATGATCACACGGAAAGCTCTGGAAATTCTGGAGAACAACCTTGTGATCACCCGTAACGTGAACCGTCAGTACGACGACAGCTTTGCTGTTGAAGGTGCCAAGATTGGTTCTACCCTGCGTATCCGTCTGCCCGACCGCGCTCTGGTGACTGACGGTGCCGCCCTGCAAGTTCAGGACGACAACGAGCAGTTCACCACCCTGACTGTGTCTTCGCAGAAGCACATCGGCGTGAACTTCACCTCCGCTGAGTTGACCATGCAGTTGGACGACTTCGCAGAGCGTGTGCTCAAGCCACGTATCAGCCAGTTGGCCTCCAGCATTGATGCTGATGTGGCAAACAGCTACAAGTCCATCGGTAACACCGTCGGCACTCCCGGCACCACGCCAAGCACCTCGCTGGTTCTGTTGCAAGCCCAGCAGAAGCTCAACGAGAACGCCGCTGTGATGTCGCCTCGCTACGCCACCGTCAACCCTGCGGCCAACGCTGGTTTGGTTGAAGGCATGAAAGGTCTGTTCAACCCCACCGACACCATCAGCAAGCAGTTCAAGAACGGCATGATGGGCACTGGCGTGTTGGGCTTCGACGAGATCAACATGTCTCAGTCGATCAAGCAGTTCACCACCGGCTCGCGTACCGCTACTGGCGGCACCTTGTCTGCTGCTGTGACCGCTGAAGGTGCTACGACCATTGCCATCACCGGCGCTGGTGCAGCAGGCACCGTGAAGATCGGCGATGTGTTCACCGTGGCTGACTGCTTCGCTGTGAACCCCCAGACCCGTGAGTCCACCGGCTCGCTGTTCCAGTTCGTGGCTGTGGCTGATGTGACTCTGAACGGCTCTGGCGCTGGCAACATTACCGTGGCTCCGATGTACTCGGCCAACCACGCCCTGGCTACCGTGGACGTTCTGCCGCAAAACGGCAAGGCCGTGGTGTTCGTGGGTGCGGCTTCCAGCCAGTACGCTCAGAACTTGGTGTACCACAAGGATGCGATCACCTTCGCAACCGCCGACCTGTTGCTGCCCCAAGGCGTTGATATGGCTGCTCGTGCTGTTCACAACGGCATCAGCCTGCGTATCGTGCGCCAGTACGACATCAACAACGACCGTATGCCCTGCCGTATCGACGTTCTGTACGGCTTCAGTGTGATTCGTCCTCAAATGGCCGTTCGCATGTGGGGTTGATCTAGCGCCCCTTCGGGGGCGTTATTCCGTAACATCTTTCAAAGGAAATTATCATGGCTCTCCCTAATGGTGGTGGTGGTTATCAGCTCGGCGACGGCAACCTGACCGAAGCTCAACTCACAGTTCAGACTATTCCCGCAACTTTGACCGGCGACACTACGTTGACCGCTGCTCAAGTGGCTGTTGGTCTGGTTGTGTGCAAAAAAGCATCGGATGCTACATTGACCGTAACGCTGCCGACCGCAGCATTGCTCGATGCGGCTGTCCCCAGCGCAAAAGTCGGTTCCGCTTTTGAGTTGACGATCTGCAACGACAACAACACCGGTTCATCGTCTACCGTTCCCGTCACCACGGGCACTGGTATCACGATCTTCGGCTCTGTGACCGTTCCACGCTTCGGTGCCCACACGTACCGTTTCGTGCGTACCGGCGAAGCAACCTACTCGGCGTTCTTGCTGTAAATAATGGGGGCTTCGGCCCCCCGTTTTTAAAGGATAAAACATGCCTAATACCAAGCCTGTAGGCGTCGCGTTTAGCGACCCCGAATTGACCTCCGGCACAACGATTTCGGGCGCAAGCATCGACAGCACATCGAAGGTTTTGTCCAACATCGCCAGCGGTCTCACAGCGTCTCAACAAGGCGCGACTATTGCCACTACCGGCAACAGCGACGTTTTCATCATTGCCCCTGCGGCGGGGGTGCTGACTTCTGCTGTGTTTTCGGGTGTGGACGCGCTGGCTGCAAGCGATACCAACTTCATCACGTTTTCCGTCACCAATCTTGGGACTACGGGTTCCGGCAGCGCCGCTATGCTGGCGGCTACCGATGCCAATACGACCAAGACTACCGGCGGGACTGCGCTGACGGCTAATGCCGCACGCACGTTGTCTCTCAGCGGTACTGCTGCCAATTTGGTGGTTGCTGCCGGTGATCGTCTGCGTATCCGCGCAGCCGCAACTGGCACGCTTGCTAACACGGTGACGTTCCCTGTCTACCGTCTTAACTTCAGCGTTGCGTAATCGGGCGGGGGCTTCGGCCCCCGTTTCTACACACATGGCAGCAATCTATCTCACCCACCCCATCCACGGGGCCAAAGTCGCTACGATGGACCTAGAGGCCGATTCGGATGTTCAAAATGGCTGGTCGCGGTACAATCCCGAGCCAGCGGCTGAAGAAGTCAGCCCCGAGCCTGTAGCACGGCGAGCCCGTCGCAATAAGGACGTTTCAACCGAAGGGGAATGACATGGCGACCTACACCGCAGGCGAACAGATTAATCGGGCATTGCGGCTGATAGGTATGCTGGCCGAGGGTGAAACGCCGTCGGCAGCAACGGCGCAAGACTCCCTGATGGCGCTGAACCAGATGATCGACTCGTGGAACACCGAGCGTCTGTCTGTCTTCTCGACCATCGATCAGATCGTCAACTGGCCGGTCGGCTCAATCAACGAGACGCTTGGCCCTAGCGGCTCGCTGGTGCGCTTGAACGGCACAGCCCAACGGCCCGTTCTGGTGGACGACTCCACGTACTTCAAAGACCCCGGCACAGGCGTGTCCTACGGCGTCAAGCTGATCAACCAGCAGCAGTACAACGGCATCGCGGTCAAGACCGTGACCTCGACCTTCCCGCAAGTCGTGTTCGTCAACATGACGTACCCAAACATTGACATCTTCATCTACCCGCGCCCCACCCGGCTGCTGGAGTGGCACTTCATCAGCGTCCAAGAGTTGACGCAGCCTGCGAACCTGTCCACGGACATCTTGTTCCCGCCAGGGTACTTGCGGGCGTTTACCTACAACCTCGCTTGCGAGATCGCGCCTGAGTTCGGCGTTGAGCCCAGCCCCCAGGTGCAGCGCATTGCGATGTACAGCAAACGCAATCTGAAGCGCATCAACAACCCAGACGATGTAATGTCCATGCCTTACGCCATCGTGGCTACGCGGCAGCGCTTCAACGTTTATGCTGGCAACTATTGATCATGGAATTCACTTTTCGTTCTCGTAAGGTGGAGTTGTGCATTCGCTTGGGCCGCGTGTACAACGTGATGCTGGAAAAGTATCTTGGCTCTGCAATCAACGTGCGCGTCGGTAAGACTGTTTGGACTACCGGCAACGGCTTGCAAAGAATAGGTCAAGCATGAAGACGCCGATCTTAGGTTCAAGCTATGTGGCTCGCAGCATCAACGCTGCGGATGCCCGCATGGTCAACCTGTTTCCCGAGATCGTGCCCGAGGCGGGCAAAGAGCCCGCGTTTCTGAACCGCGCCCCCGGCCTGCTATTGCTCAACACTATCGGCACCGGCCCGATCCGTGGCTTGTGGGCGTTCTCATCCAGCGACAGCACGGCCTTCGTGGTGTCGGGCACTGAACTTTACAAGATCACCACCGCCTACGTGCCCACGCTGATTGGCACTGTAGCGGGCACTGGGCCTGTCAGCATGACGGACAACGGCGCGGTGCTTATCATTGCCGCGAACGGGCCAACCTACACCTACTTGAATCTTCCCGGCGACCCGTTAGACGGTGACTTTCGCCAGATCACAGATGCAGGCTTTCCCGGCGCAGTGACCGTGGCGTATTTGGACAGCTATTTTGTGTTCAACGCACCAAATAGCCAGCAGATGTATATCCTCTCAACGCAAACCGCTACGGGATACATCTACCCATTGGTGTTTGACCCGACAGAGTTTGCCAGCGTTGAAGGCTCTCCAGACGGCTTGGTGGCCGTCATTGCCAACTTCCGCGAGGTGTGGGCCTTTGGCACCAACTCAATCGAGGTCTGGTCTGACACGGGCGCGACAGACTTCCCGCTACAGCGCATCCCCGGCGCGTTTAACGAGTTGGGCTGCGCTGCCCCCTACTCGATTGCCAAGATGGACAACGGCCTGTTTTGGCTTGGGCGTGACCGGCGCGGCCAGGGCATTGTCTACCGGGCCAACGGCTACGCGGGCCAGCGCATCAGCACCCACGCCGTCGAGTGGCAGATTCAGCAGTATTCCGACCTGTCAGACGCGGTGGCGTACACGTACCAGCAAGACGGCCACAGCTTCTACGTGTTGATCTTCCCCACGGCCAACACGACTTGGGTGTATGACGTTGCCACCCAAGCCTGGCATGAGCGTGCAGGTTGGAACAACGGCGAGTTCACCCGGCACCGCAGCAACTGCCAGATGACGTTTGGCAACAATGTCATTGTGGGCGACTACCAAGACGGCAACATCTACGCCTTTGATCTGGAAGATTACTCGGACAACGGCAGCATCCAGAAGTGGCTGCGGTCGTGGCGGGCGTTGCCCACCGGCCAGAACAACTTGAAGCGCACCGCGCAGCACAGCTTGCAACTTGACATTGAGTCAGGCACTGGCTTAAATGGTTCGATGATTGTTGAGGTCATATACCTTCAAACGGAAGACGGCGATTATTTGGTTACGGAGTCGGGTGATCGGCTAATTGCAGACCAGCAAACCGCAATCACCCAAGGCAGCGACCCCGAGGTCATGCTGCGCTGGTCTGACGATGGCGGTCACACATGGTCCAGCGAGCACTGGGCCAAGATTGGCAAGATTGGCGAATACTATCGCCGGGTGTTCTGGCGCAGGCTTGGAATGACAGTAAAGCTGCGTGACCGCGTTTATGAGCTATCGGGCACTGACCCTGTGAAGATAAGCATCATGGGCGCAGAGCTAATTCTGAGCCCGACCAATGCTTAGCCCAACCCCGCCAATCCTCACACCCCCACGGGTGCCGCTGGTTGACACGCGAACCGGGCTGATCAGCAGGGCTTGGTATTTGTTCTTCTTGTCGCTCAACAGAGCCACCACGGCGGTCATTGACGAGTCTGGGATTACGTTCAGCGCCGAGGCGGTAGTTGCATCTGTTGAAGCGGAACTGCAAGCGCTGGCGCAATTTGCGGAAACGCTGCCGCCGGTTGTTGCTTTACCGGCTCCAGACGCGCTGGCTGACTGCTGCTCGGGCTTGGAGTCGCAGATAGCCGAGTTGCAAAAGCAAGTGCAGGCGTTGCAACTGACGCCGCTACCAGCGTTTGATTTTGGCACAATGGCTTTTGAAAACATTGGCATTTCGGGCACGGCTGCGTTGGCAAAACTCACAGCCCTAGGAACAGATGGCTCCCTGACCTTCACCGACGGAATCATCACCGCATACGTGGCACCAACATAAGGAAACACCATGACCGTATCAGTAAAAGTCCTCGTTCCCGCCAAGACGGTTGAGAACGCCCAAACCACCCAGTACACCGCGACTGGCGTGACGGCCATCATCGACAAGTTCACCGCCACCAACTTTAGCGGCACGGCGGCGACAATCAGCGTCAACCTCGTCACGGTGTCAGGCTCGGCGGGCAACAGCAACCTGATCACCAAGACCAAGACGCTCCAGGCGTCCGAGGTGTACACGTTCCCCGAACTGGTGGGTCAGGTGCTTGGCATTGGCGACTTCATCAGTACAATTGCTGGGACTGCCAGCGCCATCAACATGCGGGTCAGTGGCCGCGAAGTGACATAAGGGGAACATCATGGGGTTTTTCAGTAAAATTTTTGATGATGTTCTTGGCTTTGACC